CTGACCCACCACCTGTCCAGCACGTCCGCGCATTGATGCCATCAGGAGATTGTCATACTCCAGATCAAACTGAAGAGTGTCTGCTACCTGCCCACCAATGTCATTGACTTCCACCATGACATAAGCATGGTTGTATGTCCTAGCAACTTGATCAATAACGTTGGGAAAGAGTAAAGGTTTGATTGTATTGTTTCGATACTTTGCTACCAGTTTATACGGGATGGTAGTAGTATCCATGACAACAAACGCTGAGTAGTCTTTAGTAAGACCCCTAGCAACGTCAACTGTCATGACATATGTGTGATCTTCTTTCGGTTCTTCATACACATCTAAACCAGCATTAGATGTGATGGGATCATCGTAGACCAGTGTCTTAAGTTTCGATGATGTAATCAGTGTATTGACAGATCCCAGAAATTCGCATTCAAATTCTTGGTTAAACTGCTCTTCCGAAGTGTTGCGGATCGTCTGCTCTTTCCAGTCCGCATCTCTACCTGGCACCTCTGACCAGTGGACCTCAGTAGTAACGTATTCATTCTTGCCCTTCTCTGCATCATGCCAGAGTTTGTAAAACATATTCATCCCCTTGGGCGTGGAGATGATGATCACCTTGGTAGACTTACCAGAAGAGATAGTAGGATACACAGAGCTAAAGAACTCGTCAGCAATGTGAGTCGGAATGAACGCGAATTCGTCCAGAAAAATGATGTTAAAAGACATGCCCCTGACAGCAGAAGCGGAAGTAGATGCAGCCATGATCTTACTTCCATTCTCCAATTCCAGACTACCTCGGTTCCAGTTGACGACGCCTTGCTGGAGCCACTTGGGAAGGTTTTCATAAGACAGTTGGAGACGTTGTAGCATTTCTCTTGCCGTCGCTGCCTTGTTAGCAAGGATGGCAATGTTAACGTTATCGTGGAAGATAGAATACCACAGCAAGTATGCCGTCACAACAGTAGACTTACCTGACTGTCGAGGGAGTTTAGCGATATTGAATCGGTTATCATTAAACCGCTCCACCATCTTCTCCTGAAAATCATACAGGGTAAATGGGACCAGACCTTTATCCAGTGAGATGATCTGAATATACTTTTTGATGAAGTATACAGGATCTTGACTACACTTGATAAACTCTTGGACTTCCTCTTTAGTAAAATCTTGCGCGACGTTAGCACGCTTTAGATTAGGATTGCCAAGATAGATATCAGTCTGCTGGGACATTACTCAATAGGGGGAAATGGTCTACGATTTGGAGGTTGGAATTGTGCATGATATTCCATCTCTTCATCCTGACCAGGACAAAATTGCAGAGCAACACTAAAACGTGCAGGAGCATCTGCTAATACACTAGGTGGTTTAGCACCATGCGTTATGTTTCCTGGAAACATAATAACGCGCCCTGGTTTAGGCACTACTGTATCTATACACTCACCGTCCTTATAGAAGACAGTTTCTCCACCCCACCCAGGTTTCCACTCTAAATTGGTGTATACCATGGCAGTCAACGCCCCGTTATATTCACCATCAATATGCAGAGCAGGACTATCCCCAGGACGGAAAGCATTATATACCACTCGATGAAAGTCTGGAATGACTGTAGATTTAATCCTAGAATTGAGGGCATTGACAAGAAAATTTTCAAAGTCTCCATAGTTTGGTTTGTCAATAGCACGACCTAAAGAATAGGTAGCAACACCTTGATCTGCGCGATCATCAAAGATCAGTTGCCACCCATCAAATTTTTCCATATATTCATTCATCCACCAAATTTCTTGGGAGGTGAAAACATTATCAAATTTTGAAATCATTCTACCAACGTGCCGTAAGATCTACGAATCTCTCTCAACTCTTCAAAATTCTTTTGCTTGGTGCCACCATCATATGCCCAGGCATATCCTTCGGTGATCATCTGCTCATTCAGAGATACTTCTGCATCTCCGATATATAACCAGCCAAGAAGGCGACCGTACTTACCCATACCACCAACGAGTTCAGTTCTAACAGCGAGCTCATCGTCTCCATTGATTGCACCCTCTAGTTTCTCTTTTAACCAGTTGGTAGCGTCTAGTCCCAGTGCCTTTTCTTCAAGGTCTTTCGTTCGTTTCTCTGGCGTGTCCACACCAGCAACTCTAACTCTTTCCTTTTTATAAAGGTCAAAACCGAGATCAATGGTAACATCGATAGTGTCGCCATCCAACACTCTATCTATCGATACCACTCTAAAATTGTAACAAGACTTACGACTCGGGGGTGTCATCGCTCCCATGGGATTCTCTTTTATCAACTCCTAGTATATATGCCACAATATAAAAAACTCCAGCAAGAAGCAGTAAGATACTAAGTATCACGCTCCACACTGGGTCGTTTATGTCCTCCAGTGGTCGTAAGATTAAGTTCATTGTAACGAGGATTCGTCTTTACCTCATTACTTATCATTTCTCCAAATTCATCACAACACTTGCACCAGACTTTTCTTGCTTCTGGCGCACCTAATGCTTTTTTTCGTACAGTCTAAACCACTCCCTCCACAGATCGGCACATTCGTCTGACTTCTTTTGTAAGTGTGGTTCTCTATACATTATGGATTATTAGGATCCAAACCTAGACTAATCAAATACTCACGCCACCATGAATATTTTTCTTTTCTCCATTGAGGGACAGGTCTACCCTTTTCAGAATACCATTCCAACAATGCTTCATCGATAGTCTGTGCGATCTCCATATTCCTCTTCCTCTTCATCAACATCTGCATACGCATCTGCCACATAGGGTCCTCGTTTTCGTAGAGGTTCTTGTCTGACATAATCCGCCTCAGTATTAACTGCTTCAACCCAAACAGCAAGTTTCATCACAATGAAAATAATAATCAGTGGTGTAAAACAACCTACTAAGATTACAGGATTCATTTGTGACTCCTAGAGAAAGGTTCCCAGTGCTCCCAGTTATATTTATGGACAGCCCACATTCCCAGGATAGGCACAAACACGAGAAGAAACCCCATGACTCCTAAACACCATGGGGTATTCATCACTGCTCTCACAAATAATTGCACATGTGTCATAGTTTATGATTTTTAACTGGCCATGTGATTTCCATTCCTACTGTAAGTAGAAGGATAAATGTAAAAATGAATACGGTGCTTATCATGCTGGATAATCCCAATTGGTTATAAGGTGTGTTTTATGCTCGGGACCCCACCCGCCACGGTAGATATAAGGGACAGTGCGAATTGGACAACTATCACCAGTACACAGAAGGTCATCTACAATCCTCCAACTCTCCATGACTTCTTCAGCATGGACAAAGTGAGATTGGTCTCCGTTGATAGCATCATACAAGAGTTTTTCATATCCATCCACTGCTCTGTCTTGTGGATAATCATATGATAATGTAGCAAGCTCCAAATCATCATTGAGTCCAGGAGACTTCATGTCCATACGAATATCAAGATGAGGATTTGGTTGAAGACGTATCACAATACGATCACCAGTCTCACCTTCATATAATTTGAGTGGTGGTGTCTTTAACTTAATTACTACCTCTACGCATTGATATGGCAATTTCTTACCTGTCATGACGTTAAAAGGAACTCCCTCCCAACGCCAGTTATCGACGAATAAAGTGCCAGCAAAATAGGTAGGAGTACCACTGTTAGTATCAACACCCTCTTCGTTACGGTAGCCATCGTATTGTCCTAGAATAACATTCTCGCTCATTCTAGTGGCGGCGAGTACCTTTGTCTTCTCACGTCTGACTTCTTTTGCTGACATTCGAGAAGGTGCTTCCATTGCTATCAATGCTAACACTTGCAGGATATGATTCTGTAACATATCTCTAACAGCACCTGCGGTTTCATAGTATTGAGATCTACCTTCGCAACCAATAGTTTCAGAAGCAAAGATCTGCACTTCTTCTACATACTGGCGATTCCAGAGCGGTTCAAGAAGAATATTACTAAACCGTGTAGCAAGAATATTATTGACAGTATCTTTGCCGAGATAATGATCAATGCGATAGACTTGTTTCTCGCGTAGACATCTAGCAACCACAGTTGATAGATTATCAGCAGATTTATAATCGTGCCCAAAGGGTTTCTCAATAACAACACGGGAGAGCTCTGAGTTTTCGAGGAGTCCTGCTTCTTTGAGATTGATGATAGCATTCTCATATCGTTCTGGGGGTACGGATAAGAAGTAAGTTGAATCATCTGCATCTGGTAGATTTTTCAATGACTCTGGATTATCCAGATCAGTGCTAATCCAATCCAGACGATGAAGAAAGTCTTCAGGATATTCTCCTAAAGATTCTACCCATGTTTGTTTTGCGATCTCACGACGAGATGTCCCTACAATCACAAGATTACTTGGAAGTAAATCTTTTTGGTGTAATTTATACAGAGCAGGGATTAGTTTCTTCTTTGCCAAATCTCCAGTGGCACCGAAGATTACTATCTGGTAAGTAAGTATTTCAGTGTGCGGTTCCGTTTCCATCATAGTCGTCCGAGTCGTAGTAGTCATTCTCACCTTTTCGTATCCCGTAATATATCGTGGCCAATACAAAGGGTATTGCCACCCACTTGAGTGCTTCACCTAACATCGTGACCACCAAACATTGCTCGCATACCATTCAAAACCTTGGCTGCGAAAGCACCCAGACGGCGCGACTCAAAACGTGCCCACAACGCACTGCTGATAACAGGAGCGGGTACGCCAAGATCCACAGCAGCGTGGACAGTCCAACGACCCTCACCACTGTCTGATACTCCCCCATCGAATTTGCTAAGCTCTCTATCGCTGCGTAATACATCAGCGGTAAGATCAAGCAACCAAGACCCAACCACACTACCACGACGCCATAACTCAGCAACCTTAGCAACGTTAATATCATACTGATAGTCCTCTGGGTTATCCATAGGAGCAACTTCAGCATCACCTGCAGCAACGTATGCTGCCCCAGCATTTGCTTCATGCAGGATATTAAATCCTTCTGCATATGCTTGCATGATTCCGTATTCGATTCCATTGTGGACCATCTTTACGAAGTGACCAGCCCCTGGTCCTCCACAGTGCATCCATCCATACTCTTCTGGATACCATGTGAAGTTTGTGTTACCTGTTCTTGGGGCAGCACCAATACCTGGCGCGAGGGCATCGAAGAGAGGGCGGCATACATCGACTGCCGTGCCTCCGCCACCAACCATGAGACAGAATCCACGCTCCAGACCATACACACCACCACTAGTACCACAGTCAAGATACGCGATGCCCAGTTTTGCACAACGCTCTGCTCTTTTCCGACTGTCCTTAAAATTGCTATTGCCATGATCAATAATAATATCTCCTTCACTACAATGTCGTAGTAGCTCATTGAGTGTATCCTCCACGGTTTCTGCTGGCACCACCATCATGAAGACGCCTGGAGTTTTAGTGTAGACAGTCTCTCCAGACTTGACACCATAGTTTTCTTTTGATTTAACAGTCTGGACAAGATATTCAATAGATGTAACACATCCTGAGATATATCCTTTCTCGTATTGCTCTTCTGCTTTCTTATAGTTATTGCGATATCCATGGATCTCATGCCCTGCCGCAATAAGACGACGGGACATTCCTTCACCCATCCGTCCAAGTCCAATCATTCCTGCTTTCATTTGATCATCTCCATTGCTTTTAATAGTTCGTTGCCGTGTTGCAACTCGTCATTCAAGATCTCAAGTATCTTATCGTCTGGACCATTGTCTGCAAGATACTTAGCATATGTAGTCGCGGCGTGGACTTCTACTTCATAAGACAAATGGTATGCGCTGCGAGGAGCCACCCAATAATAAACCACGTTGACCCAATAATAGATAAGGACGAGGTGTTTGGCGACAAAGCGATCGATCCAATAAGCACTACCGCCCCGACTTTCCATATATTCCAGATGTTCTGTTTCATTGATTGACTGTGCGAAATGCTCTTTCATCAAATATAGATGCTCTGGTCCACGCAATCCTAAAGATTCCCTTAAATGTAGAATACTCAAAAATGCAAAATAGGGTGCCCGAGCAATCTCCTCAAGCACCCAAAAGCGTGGATAATCTCTTCCTCTATAAAGGAAGTCAAGTATGGCAACAGTGATGTCTAAAACAACAGTGTTGAATTTTTTCATGGATTATGGTTTCGTGAATCTTTAATTTTATTGTAGACCCAGACACCAAAGGCACCTGCGCCTACTCCAACAATACAACAAACAATCATGTGACTAAGGTGATGCATTTACTCAACGTGAATTGTACCAATCATGCCAGCCCCCTTATGAGGACCACACCAATAAGTATAGT